GAAAATCACCTAGTTTTAATGGCGTAGGCACTAGCTCGCATTACCTTACTATAGAAAACCAAGAGTTTAGCCGTAAGCTAACTATTAAAGAAGAGATAAAAGCTTTACAAGAAGAAATGGAAAGAGAAAAAGAAAACTCTACCCTTGCAAGATTTATGCGTAACCTAGAATCAAGAGTATACGCAGAGTTATCAAGGCAGTTAGTAAACAATTTGTTTGGAGAAACGCCAAGCACAGAAGGTACTATAACCCTAGAAGGTAACACTATAGAGTATACTAGCGATGGCGTAACACTAACCTTAAAAATAACGGAAGCAGATGGCACAGTTACAGAAATCACAATACCTATTGGTACTTTTACTTTCTAGTTGCTCCACACTTGACCAACTTGAAGACACTTATGAGAATAGATTCTCTGCATATAATGTTGTAAACATTCAAAGCCTACAGTCTGCTGAACTTAAAAATGTACCTATACCAAAAGTAAGCCCAGTAGTAGCTGTATACCCCACCGCTTTTACCGACCAAACAGGTCAAAGAAAAAGCAATAGCGAGTTTGCATTATTTAGTACCGCTATTACTCAACAACCCAACGCACTACTTATAAGGGCCCTTAAACACGCAGGCAATGGTCAATTTTTTAGGGTAGTTGAACGGGTAGGACTGGACAACCTCACAAAGGAAAGACAGCTGATTCGTAGCGCTAGAGAACAATTTGCAACCGAAGAAGAAAAGAAAAAACAATTAGCACCTTTATTGTTTGCGGGCATACTAATAGAGGGTGCTGTTATATCCTATGAAGCTAATTTAGAAAGTGGTGGATCAGGAGCTAGGTATCTTGGCATAGGTAGCAGTGTGCAGTATAGAGAAGATAACATTACTGTAAGTTTACGTATGGTTTCTGTAGCTACAGGTGAGGTCCTATTAGAGGTGTTAAGCCAAAAAACTATATTCAGTTATGGTAGATCTGAAGATGTATTTAGATTTATAGAAGCTGGGACAGAACTAGTAGAGGTAGAGTTTGGCAATGCTAGAAATGAGTCATCTACAATTGCTTTGATGAAGGCCATTGAAGGTGGTATATTAGAAATAGTTAATCTTGGATATGAAAAAAAATATTGGAATAGACAAGATGAAATTGAGGAGGTAGAATAATTACTATGAAAAACAAGCTTATAAGTCTACTTGCTGTTTTTTGTATAGGAGTTACTGGAGCAGACAACGAGATATATGTTGACCAGTCAGGTACTGGCGCTAACATAGACCTAGAACAATTAGGTATTTCTAACATCATAGGCGGTTTAGAATCTACAGCAGGCAATTTGACTGCGTTTGATTTAGACGGCACGGGTCTAACTTTAGACATAAATATGATTGGAAACACTAACAAGTTTCTTGGTGATATTTTAGCAGACAGTTTTACTGGTGTTTATAATTTTACTGGTTCTACGAACACGTTCACTATTCAGGTTGATCCAACCAACACGTACGGAGCTAACAGTTCTAATCAAAACGTATCAGTTACAGGTAGTGGTAACACATTTACCTTAAACCAAGGCACTACTGCACTAGCTGCAACTTTAGATTTAGATTGGATTATTCAAGGTTCTAACAATACAGTTACATCAAATATAAATATTGATGGGGCAACTAACTATATGGATATAGACGGTTCAGACAATGCGGTTACTTATACAGGTACAGGTGTGAATGCATCAGCTGGTGGATATTTTTACTTAGACCATACAGGTGGACAAAGAACATTTAATATTCAACAACTGAGTACCCAAGATAATGACTGGCTTAAAATTATATCAATTGGTGGCAACGCTTCTTCTACTGTTTGTGTCGTTCAAAACGACCAAGGTACAAGCACAAGCTGCTGATATTGGAGATATATCTGAGCTAAATGGTTCAGCTCAAATAGTAAGAGACAAACCGTACGACGCTAATTTAAAATTTGCTATACAAAGCAATGATGAAGCTATTACTAGAGATGGTCGTATGGCCATCACCTTTCTTGATGATTCTATAGTAAAACTAACTGAGCACTCTAAGTTGGTTATCACAGAGTATGTATTCGACCCTGACCCAAGTAAGTCAAAAATGGCCCTTACCTTTGGCCTTGGCACAGCTAGGTTTATTAGTAGTAATTTAAACAAAATAAACAAGAGCAATATAAAGTTATCCACACCCACAGCTGACATAGCAATTAGGGGTACAGACTTTACTGCTACAGTAGATGAGCTAGGCCGTAGTTTAATTATTTTACTACCTGACCCTTATGGATTATCTAGTGGTGAGATAGAGGTAGTTACCGCTATGGGCACGGTTTTACTGAACAAACCATACCAGGCTACTACCGTTTCTGTATACGAATCAGCTCCAACCAAACCAGTTATTTTAGATTTAACTCTTGATGTTATAGACAATATGTTGATTGTTACACCACCTGAGAAAGAAAAGTTATCCACAGAAGAGTCCACAGCTACACAAAGCGAAAGCGTATTGGATTTTAATGAACTTGATATTGATTATTTAGATGTAGATTATTTAGGTGAAGACGATTTAGAGTTTACAGAACTAGATATAAACTTTTTAGATGTTAATTATCTTGAAGATCTGTTAAATGTATTAGATGCTTTAGCTGTCGCAGAGGAAGAAGACCAGTTAGCACAAGCTACAAGCACGCAAATAACTGGGACTTTGTTGGGAAAAGACCCTGATACACAAATTACTACATTAATAACAGGAAATGTAGTAAGCTTAAGAAGAAGTGTAAATGAGTCTGTACAACTAGATGTAAATGGAAGTGAGTCTTATACAGTAATATTTATACAAGATGGGGTTTCTAACGTTGTTAAAATTAATGGTGGAGGAGATTCTATTATAACAATCACTCAAGGAGGATAAGGTGAAGAAATGGATTTCGTTAATTAGCATACCCATACTTTGTGTGCCGTTACTTTTTAACTGGCAAGCATTAGAAGTTCTTAAATTAAAAACATTTGACGCCCTCGTACAAACACCAGATCCTTCTGGCTGGTTTACCACGTTAGATATAACAGAAGAAGATGTAGCACTTGCGGGCGGTTGGCCATATCCTCGTCAGGATCTTGCACGTATTCAATTAGACCTTATGGAAGCAGGTGCGGTAGGAGTTGGTTGGGTTGTTGCTTTTCCACAGGAAGATAGGTTTGGTGGCGATCAAGCATTTGCAGATGCACTCTTACAGATACCGAGTGTCATTGCTACCTTTGAAGGCGGGGCTTCTTACGCACCAACTACAGGCACAGTTATATTAGGAGACGGAGAACCTATACAAGGGATTGAATCTCAAGGTGTTATTGGAAATGTGCCCGTGCTAGCAGAGTCTGCTTACCAGGGGCTGGCAGTTGCACGAACTGATGTAGATAATTTAGTAAGACGATTACCTTTGTTGCTTCAGACTCCAGATGGTTGGACTCCATCCTTTGGTGTGCAGGTTATCAAAATGCTGGCAGGTGCAGATACTTACATAATTAAAGGACAGCAAGGTCAAATAGAAGAACTTACTGTAGCTGGGTATGCACAGATACCAGTAGATAGCATTGGACGTAGGTGGGTTTCTTGGATTGACACGCCAAGCACTAGTTTAGATGAGATGAATGTAAAAGATAAGTTTGTGTTTGTAGGAGTAAGTGCAAAAGGTGTAATGCCTCAAATAGCTACGCCAGTTGGGTTATTGTACCCCCACCATGTACAAGCTGCGTTAGCTGAAAGCATGACCGTAAACGTACCAGCAATACCAGGCACTGCACTACTATATGAATTACTTATCCTTGTAACAGTATTACTATTAACAATATTTATAATACGTACATTTGGGTTAATCGGAACCATAGTAGGGACCGTGGGCCTCGTGTCGTTGACCGCGGTCGGTGGTTGGTATTTAATTACATCTAATATACTTATAGATGTAACTTATAGTATATTATCAGCTATACTTATATCTATACAAGAATTTTATTTAAGATTTAATGAGCAGTTTAAGCTACGACAGTTAATTAAAAAACAGTTCGAGCATTACTTAGATCCTAGACAAGTTGCACGATTACAAAATAATCCAGAGTTACTTAAGTTAGGAGGTGAAAAGCGAACTTGTACGTTTTTATTTACTGACGTTAGAGGATTTACAAACTTGTCTGAAAAGTTAGAACCAGAGCAAGTTACTAAAATTATGAATAAAGTTCTTACTGAACAAGTCAATTGCATACAAGCACACGGGGGTATGGTTGATAAGTTCATAGGCGACGCATGCATGGCTATCTTTAACTCCCCCCTAAACTTAGATGAACATGAACAACGTGCCGTCGCCTGTGGCCAGGACATACGTACTTGCATTCATTTGTTACAAACTGAATTACCTGAGCCAATAGCTATAGGTATAGGTATAAATACTGGCGAAGCAATAGTAGGTAATATGGGCTCGGACTCTCGTTTTGACTATTCGGCCATAGGAGATGCTGTGAACATAGCTGCACGATTAGAGAGTGCAACTAAAGAAGCGGGTGTAGATATATTAATTGGAGAACGTACAGCACAGAAGGTAGACAAATGTTGCTTACACGATACGATAAAAGTAAAAGGTAAAGCAAAAGCTTTGAAGGTGTATACTATATAGATGGCTAGAAACTATAAAGGAGAATATGCAAACTACCATTCTTCTCCTGAACAAAAGAAAAGACGTGCTGCTCGTAATAAAATACGTAGACAAATGTTAAAAGAAGGTAGGGTTAGAAAAGGAAGTCAAATAGATATACACCATATAGATGGAAATCCTGCAAATAATTCACGAAGTAACGTAGTTTTACAACACAGATCAAAAAATAGGTCTTTTAAGAGAAAATGACCTCACAGTATTTATTGTAAGACGTTTTAAGCACATGGTCCTTGTGCAGACATCAAAAACATGTGTAATGCGTTAGAGAGCTTCTACGTAGCTCCTACACCATTTTAGTTTTTTTTAAGGTTTTAAGTAGTCTGTTTAGATACCATTCTGCTTTTTTAAGGTCTTCGACTCCTTTCTTAGCTTCATACCGCCACATATACTTTTGTATGTTACCTTTTAAGTAACCTTTGAAAGCTTCTGGTGTCATACTAGCTTCTATTGCATCTATACATTCTATGCCTCCCATGTTGTAGTGAGGTGGTGAGTTAACCATGTCTGTCATTTTTGTCTCCTAAACAGTGTTTTGTAAGTGCTTGTATAAAATCTTTAAATGCAACTGCGTTTTTATTAAATTCTTTTAAAGTAATTTCTTTAAGTTTAAAATCTTCAGTTACGTACACAAGATCTCCAGAACCAAATACTACGTATGTATATACATCATGCTCTGCTTGACGCATCAACCAAAGTCTTTGTTGTTGTGATAAGTTAATTTTTATTTTAGATGTTTTTTTTAGTGGCAATTTATCTTTGTATTTATATTCTATCCAACAATGATTATTAGGGCCTGAGTAATAAGTATCAGGCACACCGCCATGATATGGATCATTTATCTTCCAACGATAAATTTCTTTAGACAAGTGCTTATGCACTTTGTTTATGAACTCCTTTTCTTGCACATAAAAAGTATACCATACGTACTTAGGTGCGACAGTATAGGTCGCACCCGTACGAATACTTATCTAGGAGTTGTTAGCAAAAGTCTTTTCGTAAAAACTTTTCGCTACATTATAAGTTTCTTCTTTTAACCAACCTACATTAGATACAGCGATATTCATAAATCGTTGTCCTGTTTTATTAGCAGTTTGAACTGAAGCCATTTTCCATAAAGAAGCAAATCTATCGCCACCTAATTTCATAATTTGAGTATTCCATTCTCTAGATACTCTTAACTTAGAAATTGCGCAATCAAACAAGAAAGGTATTTCTGATATATCACCTGACTTTTCATCTACTTTTAACAAAGTATGAGTTTGCGTTCTGTTTATATCATAATCTTCTACCTTAAGATTTTCGCTTTCTAAATGTTCTAAAGCTTTATCTTGTGTAGGAAATGTACCTACAAGTCCGCCACCTTTTTCTAATTGTTTCCACACAACAAATTCTTCTTTGAAGTGCACATTAACTAGATAAAGTTCTTTACCGTAGTTTTCTTTAGTTACAGTATTAATGAAGTCGCCAACTTTAGCGCCATCAATATACTCGCTGTGGTTTTCATCTACTTCATTTGATAACTGCTGCAGCTGTTTCAAACGTGGAGTAGATAAATGTTCTGAGCTAATGTTTTCATTACCCAGGTTGTTGCCTTGTTTTACATGAGCAGGCATATTGCTCGTTACTATACTTATATCATTAGACATAGAACGTTCTCCTTTTTTATCTAATATTAATATTATGCTGACCTAAAATTTATTCGGGTCAACTCCGTACTTTTAACACCAGGTACATCTATACCAGATGCTATAAGTTCTCTGTAAGCGGTTGCAGACACGCGCTTTTGCAATAACTCAAACTGATTAGTTTTAGTTACATGCTCATGCAATTGGTCCCAGTCCTCTACAGTTGGCACAATCTCATTTTTAAGTGAAATTGTACAAATATCATTAGAGATCTTGTCGAGCCCTTGCTCTTGCATCCTAATTGATATTTGACTTTCTAGCTCGCGTTGTTGTGATTTAAGAAGTTTTTCTTCTGATTGCACAACTTTAATTTGATTACGAACTTTAGCTGTTTCTGCTAATAAATCATTTAATTTTTTCATGATACCTCCTTTAAGATATGTAATAAGTTTTCCATACGACCTAACTTAGTATTAAGTTTTTTGTATACTTCAGGTTCCCAAGTATTTCTTGCTTGGATAAGTATTGTTTCGGTTTTTTGTGTTTGGCCTGCTCTATATATACGCTGATTAAATTGTTGGTAGTGTTCAGCATTGTACGTAGGCGAACACCAGATTACAGTGTTTGCACGAGTAAGTGTTAAACCATGAGAAGCTGATTGTGGATGGCAAAACAACACACGTATTTGACCTGCTTGATATCTAGCAACTATATTTTTACGTTTTTCTGCTGGTACTGTGCCGTCAATAATGTCATATGTAATACCTTCTTTGTTAGCTAAATCTACTAGCGCGTCACGTTCGTGCTTCCAATTGAATGCTACAAGACTATGTGCACGTTGTGCTACAAGAGTCATGACTATGTCGTAACGTTCTTGGTGTACAAACTGAACCACACCATCTTCGTCGTACACGGCGCCTGTCACAAGTTGTAACAGCTTTTTGACACGAGCAGCAGCGTTGATTGCATTAACTGTGCCTGATTTAGTGTACAGGACTGATTCTTCAGCTAATGTCTTATATTGTTTTTGTATATTAGGAGTTAGTTTTGTATTAATAGTACGTACAATATTGTCTGGTAGATCTATACAATCGGATAAAGCAAATCGTATAGATATGTCAGATAATCTATCTGCTATAGTTTCTTCTATACCAGGTTTATCTATCCATTCATTAGCAAAACCATTAAATTTTGGTGTACAAGCTTGATGTCTAAAAGCATAAAATCTTGTACCTAAACGTTTACCATTATCTATTAAGTAAGTTGGATGCCAAATATCTAAAATAGTATTACTGTTAGGAGTGCCTGACATAGCAATTCTATTTGTAAAATGTCCAATAATTTTTGCAAGATTTTTACTACGTTTAGCTGTGCGATTTTTAAAAGCTGTAAACTCATCAATAACAATATTATTAAATTGTTTACAATATTGTGGATTTTTTTGTAAAAAGTTAACAGCTTCAAAATTAGTTATAACTATATCAAAGCTAGTATCTTTAAATATTTTTTCTCTATTTTTTGCATAGGCAACTCCATATGTAAGTCCAGGGGTAAATTTATGTATGTCTTCTCCCCATGCGGCTTCAAGAATAGAAAGAGGAGCAAGAACTAACGTGCGC